CTGAGAGAATCGTAGTTCACAACTGCGTAGCCTTTTGCCGCATACATCTTGGCCGATTACTGCCACTGGCACGTCATTGAAATTAAAATATGCGTTGCCTGCATAGCCGCATTCTGGCCCGCGATAGGTCCACTGGCATACATTGGCGACGCATTGCCGCTTCGGCGCCCGCACGCCTACAAGGTCAAATGCAGCAGCCAGTTCAAATTCAATTAGGTCGCGGTTTTCAGATGCCTTGCGGTCGATGTAATAGATCTCACGCGGGAACTCTGCTGTAGGGTCCGGCGTGCCTAGTGGGTTAGTGCCGCCGGGGAAATTTACTCCGTCGATGTAGCGTGCCAGCGTGCGGATGCGCGTCACCTTGGCGCCTTCTAGGCCATTCGGCAGCGTAAGGATAATGCCAGTGATGGTGCCATAGATGTTGCTTACACGCAGCTTCGGCCGTGGCAATGAGCCCGTGCCAGTGTATTCAAACTCCGTCGCCTCAATGGGGAAGGCTAGATATGCTTGGCCATTCCAGACAATATCGCTATTACTGCCAGTTGCATTTGTGCCAGCGTGGAAGTAGTATGTCTCATTCACGCCATGCTGCGCTGCATTTAGCTCTAGCTGAAACAGCTCGATGATTGCGCTAGGTGCAATCGACTGTAGGTCAGAAACTGGTACTGCCATCAGGGTTCAAAGACTTGCTTGAACGTAGCCCGAATAACACCACGCAACGGCTCATCAATGGTCTTTTGCCATTCGCTGCAGATCCACTTATAGCTGGTGCTTGTATCAGGTGGTGTCCAATCAAAGGACTCTGCACCAGCACGTGCTTCTAGGAAGGTTTCGATTTCATCGGCTACTTCTTCAGTTACATTCCACTCCAGCGTCCATTCCTTCGGGTCTTGGTTGAGGCCAAACCGCACGCGCTGCTCATAGCCATCACCAAATTTGGTGGACCGTACAGTAGGTGCGCTGCTTTTGCTTGCGCCGACGCGTGGCTTGTAATCAGGGAAGGTAGCCATTAGCGTGCCAGGATTCCGCCGGGTCGTTGTTGCTTGATTAGCTCTGACTGTACCGCAGCACTGATGACACGGCCAAGCTGGTTAGCGCCTTGCTCATCACCTTCTACGCTACTGCCTTTAGCGTCCACGTTGACTACTACGTTGGTGTTGCCGCCGCCCATCTTATCGTTAGCGACGATGGTGCCACTGCGGCCTGGTACAAATAGCTCCGGGCCACGCTCGCCCACCATGTAAGTCTGCCCGCTGGATACGGGGCCGCCTTTGGCGCGGCCGGGAAGCAGCCCCATCCCAAACGATGACGGATTAAATGATGCAGTAGTGCCGCTAAATGCGCCGCTGAAATTGTTAGATGGTGCAATGCCTGCACCGCCACCAAACAAGCCAAGCAACTGCTTAAAGGCATACATGATAACCATTTGTGCAATGATCTCAGTTGCCATATCAAGAAATGACTTGGCTATATTCTGGAAGAATGATGCCAACGCTTCTTGTGCAGTTTGCGTGCCGGTTATTATCCCTTGGAATGAAGATGCAAACGCATCACCAATGCCCTGCGCACCGCGTTGCGCCATGTTGATTGGATCTTGCAGTTCAGTTAGCTTTGTCTTGTATTCATCAATTTTCTGCTGTGCGCGATCATTGGGGTCAAGATTTACATCTGTCCTAAATGCACCAGCGCCACCGGGCAGCATCCCACCCATCGACAATCCAGCAAGCTCATAAAAGACTTCCAGTTGCTTCTTAAGTTCTTCAGTTTGCAGCTCCAATGTTTGCAGCCTTTTGATTTCATCATTGACTGCCATCAAGTTTACTTTCTGCTCTGCATCTTTGAGTTCATTTATTTCGCGCACGCGGTCTTGGTACTCATATTGAATCTGCAACCGCTTGCGTTCAATTTCGGATGCGGTGCCGAGTAGTACGGCTTGGCGAGAGAATTGACGGAACAGGTCATTGCCACGCTCAACTGACCGTTGCAACTCCTCTGCCAGCCGCTTAGCTTCATCTGCAGCCTTGCTGGCACCACCACCTGCTGCGCGGCCGCCGCCGCCGCCCACCGTGGCGCCTACAGGCGTGCCCATGGCGTTGCCTATTGGAGCTGATGCAGCGGCAGTGCCAGCTTTCACATCCGACTGCAGTTGAGCACGCTCGCGGCGCAGCACAGCCAGGTTGCGATCAATGCTGCCGCGTTGCCGGCCGGTTGCTGTCTCACGTTGGCCTTGTAATCCAGCAATCTGCTTGTCCTTTTGCGCTAATAATTTGGTAGCAGCAGCAACTTGAGTTGCACCACCACCTCTAGCTGCGCCGCCTACTTTCTCCGCTTCGCTGCGATAACTAGCCAATGCTGCCACGGCCACGCCAATACCAGCGGCTAAAGCAACCCATGGCCCAGCCGCTGCCAATGTGGCAATAGATAATCCACCTAGCAAGCTAATTGCCGTGCTGATAGCTGGCGCCAATGCAACAAATGCAGCAGTAAGGCCAACTGCTGCTGCAATGATTGTTTTCATTGGTCCTGGTAGCTGACCAAATATCTTCAACAGTTCAGTCGCAACTTTTACTACCGGCACAATTGCAGGCAGCAACTCACTGCCGATTGCGTTACTTAATGCTTGCGTTGAGTCTTTGAACTCCTTAAAGCGTTGGGCTGGTGATAATGCAAGTAGTTCAGAAATCTTGCCTTTGTTTTCTTCAAACCCTTTTGCTAGTGCATTGATCAATATGTCCGAAGTAATTTTGCCTTCGCTGCCTAGTTGCTTTAGCTGGCCAACAGTGACACCCATCTCATTAGCGACTAGCTTCAGGATGCCAGGGACCTGTTCAGCTATGCTACGAAACTCATCGCCTTGCAATCTACCGCTGCCTAATGCTTGGCTAAGTTGCAAGAATGCTCCACTGGCTGCTTCAGCGGATGTACCGCTAGCTAAAGCAACAGCATTGAAGCCTTTGTAGACGGTTTCTATTTGCGCAAGGCTTGTACCTAATGGCCGCAATCTTGCATATACATCAGCAACGCCAGCGGCTGCTTCTACTTGTGATTGAC